CCTATAAAATTAGTTTGTACCTAATATTATTGCTCGGAATCGCATGACTCCATGTCTAGTAACACCATCTGGGTCTCTCATTATATCACTAAATTCAAATCTGAGGTTTATCAGATTAAAACCTGTGACTGTTAAGTTTATATCATGCAATAAATCGTGAATCTTGTCCATTATTTCCTTTGTTTCTTTACTACCTTTGTATTGTGACCAAATGTGTATATTGATAGTGTATTCACCACCAGTAAGATCAACTGTGCTGTAATCTATTGCAGTTTCTTCACCTAAAGCAATGAATGGATAGGTATTACCTTCAATTACTTCATCATAAACACCACAGGACAAAGTATCAGTGATTGCACTGACATTGAGTGCTGTATATATAGCACTTTGTAATTGAAACTGACCAATACTCATTTCAGTACACCTTTTTTAAACATAGCGTGTATTTTTCTACGATTTTGTTCTAATGCTGGTTGCATGAATGGTCTAGCTTCCATTTGTGTTGTACCAAATTCTAAATGTGCAGAATAAGGTGCTGCTGATATTATTTGACCTACAACACTACCATCGGTCTTTTTTTTGACATTGATTGTAATATTTTGACTTAAAAAACCTAAGTCAGTAGCAGGTGGTTGACCACTAGCTGATGCTGTATGAGTTCTTCTAGGGTTATATTTTTGATATGTTTTACCAGTGCCTTTTTTCTTAATACTTTCTTGTGCAGTGCGTTCAACCATTTGAGTTGCTCTTAGCACATATGTTTTTACTTGATTCTCTTGTAGCTTTTTATTAAGTTTTTTATTAAAAGCATCAAGGTTTTTAATTTTCAGATCAACACTCATATGGCAACACCTTCAGCACATAAAAGTTTTAAAAATCTGTCTCTTTCATCTACATTTATGATGCCTTTTATGTCAAACAATCTGCTTCCAAAACTAATACGATGGTTTGTAGATATATTGTCCATATAACGAATTGTAACTTCGTGTGTGACCTTTTCTTGCACTATCCCTTGTCTATAGGTGCTATCGGCTTTTAGTGGCTTAATATTGGCGTAAATAAAAGTTACTGGGGTGTATGATTGTGAGATACCACCACCTGCATCACGAGTATTTGTAGCAGTTTCTACCTTAACTCTATAACGCATTTTGCCAATAGAGTTAGACATTTATCCCAAAGCCATTAAAGATGATGAACCTAATCCTCTATGTATTACATATGGTGCATACAATGATCTAAGCATTGGTGGATAAGGTAATTTAGCATCATACATATCTCCTCTATGTTCATATAGATATGCTATGTGTTGTAATATGCCTAATCTTAGTGGTTCAGGTACATTATATTGTGATGTATAACCTGCAACATACTTTACTTCTATTGCATTTGCTACTCGTAGTGCTGTAGGAAAAGTTTCGCCTGTTCTAAGAACTATTCTTGCAGGTTCTCGTGAATTGTCTAAATAATATTTAGAAGCTGCAAATGTTGTCTCTGTATCAGAATCATCAAAAGTTTTTACATGACTAACAGAAACGACTGGACTTCTAGGCAATACAACATAATTTTTGTAATAATTTATGTATGGACCTGTCCTCATACCTTCCCATAAAGGATCATCTACATCTTCAAAAGCATCTAAATGTAAAACTAAGGTTTGTGTCATTAAGGCTCTACCAGTGTGTTCTTCGCAAAACCTTCTAGCTGTTTCTATAAATGGTCTTATGATTCTTTCATCTGTAGAATCGTCAACTCGTAAGTATTCTTTTACTTCTTGTAAAGTTACAGGTTCGGTTGTTGGTGCTGTATTTACTGTTAAACCTGCCATTAGTAAAATGCCCCAATGATCTGTGCAGCTATAATCAGAGCATACAAACCCCATATCTGTTGTTCTAAACGAATGAATCGCTTAGAACCTGACTCCATTCGTCTTTCTATGTTTTCATAGCGTAACGCACAAATTTGTTCATGTAGTTCAAGTTTGCTTGTATCAGTTGGGTTTTTTGTCTCCATTATCAGCACTTTCTTCCTCATCTTCCATTGGTTCAGGAAGATTGTCTTTTAGTTGTTCCATGTAATGTGCTATAAGTATGTCGGCTTTTTCTACTTCAAAATTTGCGTTTGCAATAATATCACTCTTGCTTTTTTGCACGACTGACATTTTATTAAAGATCAGCTTACTATCTTCAGACATATCATCTACAAGATATTTTTTACTTACATCAACATCATCAACTTTTTCAGTCAAGGTCAAAACTTGTGGTTCTTCGTTGACTGTATTTTCTTTAGCTTCTGCCATAATTAATTCTCCTAATTAAAATTATAAGTCTAGCATTATCCTTCTAATGTTTCTATTCTTGATTTTAAATCTTCAATTATTGTTTGTTGTTCTTGTAATGCTTTTATTAGATATGGTGTAAGTTTTCCATAATCAACACCCCAATTCATTTCATGTTCATCACTACCTTCGGTAACAACATTTGGTATTACTTTATATAATTCTTGTGCAATCATACCAATATCGTGTTTGTTACTAGTTTTCCAGTCAAACTCTCTTACTTTTATATTTTTAATTACATCTAATTGAGAAGAAGCATCAACAATATTTTTTTTGAGTCTTTCATCAGAAGTGGTGTTATAAGCTACAGAAGTTGCACTTGCTGCTGTTATAGAACCACAATTTGTATTACCATCACTAAATTGTATAAACTTACCATTTGTGCAATCTTGGTCTACTGTAAATGTTAATTGTAAAATTACATTACCTGCACTAACAGAAACATCTGGGTCATAAAAACCTACCACTCCACCACTCAAACTATTACCTGCTGCTTGTAAAACAGTTTCACTGCCAACTGGACTTGTAAAACTTGAACCTATTAATAGTTGCCCACCTGCAGTAACACGCATTCTCTCTGTATTGTTAGTAGCAAAAATTAATGGCAGATTTGCTCTTTGATAAACAAAAGCATCGCCACCACCACCTTGACCTACAAATAAAGATGTAGTTCCTAAAGTATTTCCATTTCCTGCAAATTCT